CTGTACGACCACGAAATCAGCCGGCTGCTGACAGGTGAACCGACGCTGATCGTGAGGCCTGAACATATTCAAGACGGCTGGTGGGCGCGATACTACTATGGATCGTGCCGGTGCATCGAAATCAAAAAATACGACCCGGAGAACAAACATCACGGGCGCATCAGGGCGGCGAGGCTCAACGATCTCCGGGCCGAGAACATCGAAAGGCCATCATGGTTCGTCGAATACTCCAACGACATTGTTCTGTTCTCGACCAGTGGTGGTGACATCGTACCCGTTGCATCATGGCCGCTGCTTCATTTTATTATCGGCGTCGAGGTTGCCGCGGCATGTAACGGCCGTATTATCCCCTCAGATCAATTTCTGCACCTGCTCGGGGCGCGAACATGACGCCAAGGAAAATACTCGTCGCCACACGTTCATCCGTGTGCAGGCATACCTCATTGAACCTATAACGCACCCCGGAGAACCCGCATGGAGAGCCATGAACTACTGACATACCTGCAGGCGGTCAAGCCTGCTGGCGAGGGACGGTGGACCGCCCGATGCCCCGCGCACGATGATGGACGCAACTCACTATCGATACGGGACGCCGGAGACGGCAAAATTCTGATGCACTGTCACGCAGGCTGCACGTTCGACGACATCTGCGCAGCGCTGAATATCGAGCCAAAACAGCTTATGCCGCAACGAACAGAGTCCCGCCGACGAGGGCGAATAGTTGAAACATACGACTACTGCACCCCTGACGGGAAAATGGCATATCAGGCAGTGCGGTTCGAGCCGAAGGATTTTAGACAGCGCCGGCGCGATCCAAACAACCCGACGAAGTGGATATGGGATCTCAAGGGCGTACAACCCCTCCTGTATCGGCTCCCGGAGGTGATCGATGCGGTCAAGAACAAAAAAATTATTATCATCGCCGAGGGAGAGAAGGATGTCAACGCTCTGGTCGAACACGGATTCGCGGCAACGTGCAACAGCGGCGGGGCAGGCAAGTGGCCGTCCGGCATGTCAGCGTTCCTTACTGGGGCAACCGTTATTATCATCGGAGACAACGACGAACTCAAGAACCCGGAAAAACACACCGGGCGCGACGGCGCGTACAAAACAGCCAAGGCATTAAAAAAATACGCATCAGAGATATATATCCACTTTTTTGAGGATGCCAAGGACCCCTACGACTGGTTCGCAGCGGGACATACCCGCGATGAATTCGCCGCCCTGTTCGAGACATGGACACCTTGGGATGGAACGATGCCAGACACCGCCGCCAAACCGACCGCGCCCGCCCCATCCAACGATTCACAGCCATATACCGAGCCGACATCAACACCATTCCGCTTTCTTGGATACAGCGACGGAAACCACTTTTATCTGCCCGGTGAGGACCTGCAACTAATAAGGCTCTCGCCAGATCAACACACACAGGCGGCGATGATCAATCTCGCCCCGCTGCAATGGTGGACGCTCTATTTCCCCGGAGGGAAAACCGGGCCCGACTGGAATAACGCCCGAAACTGGATGTTCCGGACATCAAAAAAACGTGGTATCTACGACCAGCGCAGACTCCGGGGCCGCGGAACATGGTTCGACAACGGCCGCGTGGTTCAGCACAACGGCGATCACCTGGTTGTGGATGGCGAGCGAGCGGAGATACCGGATTTTGACTCCCGGTACATCTACAGTGCCGGGTATCCCATCGAGCCGAATCCAGCACCACCCATACCAGCACGAAACGTCGTGGACGACGGGCCAAGCGTCACACAGTACGGTGGAGAGGCGTTCCTGGAACTCTGCCGTATGCTGAACTGGTCACAACCCCTATCCGGGACGTTATTCGCCGGATGGTGTACCATCGCAACTATCGGCGGAGCATTACCGTGGCGTCCGCACGGCTGGCTTACCGGGAAACGCGGCACCGGGAAAACAACCATCCTCGACCACCTTGTACATCCCATTCTCGGTGATTTCACATATATGGGGAACGGTAGAACGACCGCAGCGGCGATATATCAAACCGTTGTCGTGGACTCCCCCGCAATCGTGATCGACGAGTGCGATATCAAGCATAAACCAGATATCGAGCGCATTCAGAGCCTCATTGAACTCGCCAGGATAGCCACGTCAGGCAGTACACCCATCATCAAGGGCGGCGCAGGAGGCAGGCCAACCACATATATCGTGCGCTCACCGTTCTTGTTTTCATCGATAACCGTCAACCTCGACACTGCGGCGGACGTGTCCCGGACATCCGTGTTCAGCCTAACCAAGATGGAAGAACAGGAAGAACAGGAAGCGAAATACAAGGCATTCCTCGAGGTTCTACATGCTGTTGTCACACCAGAATATTGCGCCGGATTTAGGTCGAGGGCGCTGTCGATGGTTAAAACGATCATCAAAAACTACGAGGTGTTCCGCTCGGTTGTTGGGCGAAGATTCAACGACCAGAGGCTCGGCGACCAATATGGCATGCTCTTGGCCGGCGCGTTCTCACTGGTTTCAAATTTAAATATTAACCGTGACTACGCCGAGGAATGGATCAGCAAACATGACTGGTCAGAGCAGGACGCAGCGCAGGATGTGAGTGACGAAATATCATGTTTAAACCACATTCTTGAGCACGTCATACGGTATCAATTGACCGACCAAAACATCTATGAGGAACGTGCAATCACTGAAATATTGTACCTGAAAGACCCATCAACGAGTCAAGTTGATGCGCTGGCGAGAGTCGGAATCAGGATACAGGAGCGGGAAAATGAGTATACAATTATCATTTCAGACTCACATAAAGGATTGTGCAACATCTTTCGTGGTACTCCATGGGAAGCAAAAAAGTGGGGATCGCTCTTAAAACGAATACCTGGAGCAGAGACAATTCCGTCATGTTACTTCCAACATCGCACGTATCGCGCCACTACAATTCCATGGACTACTATATATAACGAATTACAGTAAAAAAACTCAAGTTATTGGGAGATAAAGCGTTATGACAGTGCAAACAAAAAACCATTGCACAGGCCTGCACAGCCACAGTTGCACAGCCGTAATATATAATAATAATAATAATTTAAGTAATTATATATATATACCTGTGCTGTCTGTGCAAAAATATGTAAGGGTATATATGAGTGTTTTGATTTTTATTTTTCATAAAATGTTTTTATTTCTCTCGTGTATGTATCTATATATTTCCAAAAAAGTTGCACAGTTGCACAGAATCCTTGTAATTATATGCGAGACAGCATATTACAACAGTGCAACCCCCTGTGCAAGTGTCTTGCAACTGTGCAAATACGAAAAATCAAAAAAATGCTTGCATATTATGTTCATGATTACACATATTCCCATCAAGGAGTAAACACATTATGACAGCCAAGAGAAAAGTCGGGCGGCCTACGAAATACGATCCAGAGACAATGCCGGAGCGCGCGCGGTTGTTGTGTCTGAAGGGGCTGACTGATGTCGATCTTGCCGCGGCGTTCGGAGTCTGTGAAGATACGATATACGAATGGAAGCATCGGTATCCGAATTTTTCCGAGGTCATAAAAGAAGCAAAGGATATTTTTGACTCAGGAAACATCGAGCGTTCGCTCCGGCAGCGAGCAGAAGGTTACTCTCACCCTGACGTTGACATCAAACAGTTTAACGGTGAAGTTATTATCACCCCCACAGTGAAACACTATCCTCCCGACACCACCGCATGTATATTCTGGCTCAAAAATAGACAACCCGACCGATGGCGAGACAAAACCGAGCAGGACATTAATGTCACTGGCCTTGCGGACCGCATGCGTGAAGCCCGTCAGCGCATACAGCAGGGGGATGATGAATGAGCTACGCCGCCTCCCAGAATATTTCCGCCCAGGAAATCGAAGACCAGCTTTTCGGGGACATATATGCCACGGAATACGATCCGAGCGTGTATGTCAACTATGCGTTCCCCTGGCGCGAGCGAGGAACACTCTTGCAGGACGAACCCGGTCCGGATAAATGGCAGATCAAGGTCATGGACATTATCAACCGGGGCATCGCAGAGGAATGGGATAATATCCGCATAGCGGTATCATCTGGAAATGGTATCGGCAAGGGCGCACTGATCGCATGGCTCATCCTTTGGTTTATATCCACTCACGAACATCCGCAGATCGTTGTCACTGCCGGGACAGAGAAACAGCTTCAGACGAAAACATGGCGTGAACTCGCCAAATGGTGGAAGATGGCGATAAACCGGCACTGGTTCAGTTGGTCGGCAACCATGTTCAAGTGTATCGACGACCCCGAGACATGGTTCGCAGCGGCGATCCCCTGGTCAGAGAATAATTCCGAAGCGTTCGCCGGCACCCATGAAAAAAACGTACTGTTCATCTTCGATGAGGCGTCCAGTATTGCACGGTCTATCTGGCAGGCGAGTGAGGGCGCGATGACCACGAAGGGAGCGATCTGGCTGGCGTTCGGAAACCCGACACAATCGACGGGCGAATTCCATTCGTGTTTTCATCGCATGAAACACCGGTGGAACACCATCACGGTTGATTCACGCACAGCCCGCATGACCAATAAATCACTCCTGCAACAGTGGATTGATGACTACGGCATCGATTCTGATTTCGTGAAAGTCCATATCCTCGGACAGTTTCCATCCGCATCGACCGTGCAGTTTATCCCCACCGGTCTGGTGAATACATCATGTAATCGCGTGCTCACTGAGGATATGTATTCGTTCGCCCCGGTTATTCTGGGTGGAGATGTGGCGAGATTCGGCGACGACCAGAGCGCGCTACTGGTGCGGCAGGGGCTTAAAATACTCAAGCTCAAGCGGTACCGGGGGCTTGACACGATGACATACGCCGGATTTGTGATCGAATTCATCAACGAGTTTAACCCAGCAGTGGTATTTATCGACGAGATAGGCATTGGTGCGGGGGTGATCGACCGACTAAGGCAACTTGGGTACAAAAATATAATCGGTGTGCAGGCTGGCGCGGCGTCAACGGATAAAAAATACTTTAACAAGCGGTCTGAGATGTGGGGAAAAACAAAGGACTGGCTGGAAAATGGCGGGCAGCTTCCCCGTGATCAGGAACTCAAAGATGATCTTATAGCGCCAGAGTATATGTACGCCCCGAGAGGTGAAATTAAACTTGAGCCGAAAGATAATATGAAAAGCCGCGGGTTATCAAGCCCGGACACTGCTGATGCGCTGGTGCACACATTTTATCAGGACGTTGCCATCGCAATAAAACCGAAGCCGCGCACCGCTCCGGCGATTGGCGGTTCGAGTAGCTGGATGGGAAGGTGATGTACCGCCAGCTAAAGCAGGCAGTCTTACGGCGCCCACCGATAATTAAAATATATACACCGGAGGATTATCATGATTACCAAAACCATTACCGCGGCGAACCAGTGGAGCAATCCCATGTT